GTACACTGCCCTGCGTTCTTGCGTGGGGCTTTTTTTTAACTATAATAAGATAAACCGACAAAGAGATTATTATGGAATGGCCTTCAGACAAAGTTGAACGAACAAGTATTAAATCAATTACTCCCTATGCTCGGAATAGTAGAACCCACAGCGATGAACAGGTTGCACAGATAGCGGCAAGTATCAAAGAGTGGGGTTTCACAACGCCAATTTTAATAGATACCGATGGCGAAATCATAGCAGGACATGGCAGACTTCTTGCGGCTCAACGGCTCGGACTCGAAGAAGTACCGACTATGACAGCCAAAGGATGGTCGGAAGCACAGAAACGAGCCTATGTCATCGCAGATAATAAGCTCGCCCTCAATGCAGGGTGGAACGATGAGATGCTTAAAATAGAACTAGACGGACTCAAAGAGTTAGATTTTGATCTGGATCTGGTGGGTTTTAGCGATGAGGAACTAGCCAAGTTACTGCAAGAGCCTGAGAAAGAAGGGCTTACTGATGAGGACGATGTTCCCGAAGCTCCTGAGAAACCTATTACTGTCGAGGGTGATATTTGGGTTCTAGGCAATCACCGACTTATGTGTGGCGATAGCACAAGCATCGATGCAGTTGAAAAGTTAATGAATAATCAAAGTGTTGATTTGTTATTTACAGATCCACCATACAATGTTGCTTTCAATGGTCGAAGCGGAAAGCACGAGGTAATTAAAAACGATAATTTATCAGATGTAGATTTTGCAAATTTTATTGATGATACAATAGCAACAATTCAAGCACTCAATCCAAAGGCTTATTATATTTGGTGCAACTGGAATTTTTATGCAATTTTGCAAACTAAACTAGAATACAAAAGTTGCATCGTATGGGCTAAAAATGTTTTTGGAATGGGAAATGGCTATAGGCATCAACACGAGTTCTGTTTATTTAATGGTAAATTAGACGAAGTTATTAAGAATGAAACAGACTTATGGTCTATTAAAAAAGATACTAATTATGTTCACCCGACACAAAAACCTGTGGAGCTATCCGTTAGAGCGTTTGGAAATCATATAAGGTTAACCAATGTTTTAGATTTATTTGGTGGATCTGGATCGACAATGATTGGATCAGAGCAAACAGGAAGAAATTGTTTTATGATGGAACTCGACCCGAAATACTGCGATGTAATAATTAAACGATGGCAGGACTTCACAGGTAAAGAAGCAGTAAACGAACAAACAGGTAAAACCTATGCAGAATCAAACCAAACTAATGAGCATGGTTGAAGCCAGTACAAACGTCCTAATAGGATATATTATAGCAACTGCGGCAACTTATGTTATATTACCTTTACATGGTTATCAGATAACAACACAAAAGGCGCTATCGATTTCTTTGGCCTTTACTGTTATATCACTAGCAAGGTCTTATATATTAAGAAGGGTTTTTAATAGGTTTTAATATGGCAAAAGGTGAAGCAGGCAGACCTGAAATAGAACTAACAGAAAAGCAAATTGAGGAAGTAGAAACACTCGCAGCAGTTTTATCAACAGGAGATATTGCTGATTACTTTGGTATTGGAAGAACAACTTTCTATGCTTTAATGGAAAGAAACGCTCATATTTCCGAACGCTATAAAAAAGGAAGAGCTAAAGCAAAAGGTGCAATTGCAGGAAGTTTAATACAAAAAGCAAGATCGGGAGAACTTGGAGCGCAGATATTCTATCTTAAAACTCAATGCGGATGGAAAGAAACTCAATCGCTAGAACACTCAAGTCCTGATGGATCGATGACTCCTACTAAAATAGAACGTATTATAATTGACAAAACTACAGATTCAGACTCCTAGATGGGCTTTGCCTTTGCTAGAAGGTAATAGTGGTCATCCTAGATACAGAGGCGCAAAGGGTGGTCGGGCATCAGGTAAGTCTCACTTCTTTGCCGAGGCTGTAATAGAACGACAGCTAATGAACCCAAATAGCAGAGTTGTTTGTATTCGTGAGGTGCAACGATCCCTCAAGTTCTCAGCTAAACAACTACTAGAGGATAAAATAACGGCTTTAGGTTTAGATCATTTGTTTGAGATACAAACTACTGAGATAAAAAACTTACGAGGCGAAGGTGTTATAATCTTTCAAGGAATGCAGGATCATACGGCTGATAGTATTAAATCATTAGAGGGTTTCGATTTGGCATGGTGCGAGGAAGCGCAAAGCCTATCGAAGCGATCAATCGAGCTACTTGATCCGACTATGCGTAAAGAAGGTGCAGAGCTTTGGTTTAGTTGGAATCCTCGACAGCCAAGTGATGCAGTAGAGGAAGTATTTAATACTAACGAAAACAGTCAGTTAGTTCACGTTAACTATGATAATAATCCTTTTGTTCCTGATGCGATGGTCGAACTGGCAGAGGTTGCTAAAGAGCGAGACTTTGAACGGTACTCTCATATTTGGTTAGGCGGTTACGAGGTCGTAAACGATGCTCAAGTCTTTCACGATAAATGGAGAATAGAGGACTTCGAACCAGTGCAAGGATGGCAAGGGCCATATTTAGGTGTAGACTTTGGCTTTAGACCAGATCCTTTAGTTGCTGTTAAATGTTGGGTACACGATGAAAACCTATACATCGAGAAGGAGGCTTACGGAGTCGGGATAGAAATAGACAATACGCACAACTTTATAACGAAGATAATACCTGAGTTTGATCGATATACTTGCCGAGCCGATAGCGCAGAACCTAAGACAATCAGCTATCTACAGAGGCATGGTTTTCCTAGAATGGAAGGCGTTAAAAAGTGGCCTAATAGTATACAAGAAGGAATTAGGTTTATTCGTGGGTTTAAATCTGTCATAATAGCACCAAGCTGCAAGGGCGCTATTGACGACTTTAGGTTATATAGTCATAAGGTGGATAAATTGTCGGGTGATATAATGCCAGATATAATTGATGCTAATAATCATGCTCCCGATGCAGTTAGATACGCAATCGCGCCTTTAATTAAAGCACAGGCATCAGGTAAAATGGTGATTAGAATATGAGTAATTCAGTTGCAAATCGTTCTCCAGAAATAGAAACAATGCTGCAAATGTCAGCGCCTTGTCGAGATCTTATGAAAGGTGGTCGGCATATGCGAGAACAAGGTGAGACTTACTTACCTAAGTTCCCACAGGAGACAGAGGATGATTACGAGGCAAGATTAGCCTCAACATGGCTCTTTGATGGAGTCGGCAAAACAATCGATGATCTATCGGGCAAGGTATTTGAAACGCCTGTTGTTCTTGCAGAAACCAATACAGATCTGGATATTTGGGCTTTTAACGTTGATTTGCAAGGCCGAGACATTGCACAGTTTTCAAGAGATATATTCGATGAAGCTCAAGCGTCAGGCATTTCTTTTATTATGGTAGATTCTCCTGCAAGAGGTGAGTTGACTAGAGCGCAAGCTCAAGCAGGGAACTTTAGACCATATTTTGTAAGTTTATCGCTTGATGATGTGCTTGGATACAAAACGGACGTAATCGATAACGTGCCAACGCTAACACAGATCCGCATTATGGAAACGGTTTACGAGGACACTGATGACGAGTTTGAGCCGAAACAGATAGAGCAAATTCGTGTTTGTACGCTTCCAATCGAAGAGGGTCGAGTTGTTGGCGCTGTTAATCTTCGTTTATTTAGGCAGAACGCAGATAATCAATGGACTTTGTATGACCAATACGAAACAGGTATGCCAAGAATATATGTTGCTGCTTGTGATTTAGGTCGTGATGGATACATGAAAGCCAAGCCTCCTCACGCAAGACTAGCAGAGATAAATCTAGCTCACTGGCGATCACAATCAGATCAGGCCAACATTATGCACCATGCTAGAGCGCCTATGAAATATTTTCATGGTTATAGCAAGGAAGATTTAGAAGAGTTTACTGAAGGTGCAGGATACGCTTTTTATTCATCTAACGAGAACGCTAAGATCGGGGTTGTTGAGCATAGCGGAGCCGCTATCGATGCAGGACGCACAGAACTCAAGGATATGGAGTTTCAGATGCAAGCAATGGGTTTGCAGTTAGTTGTGTCGAGAACAGGATCATCTACAGCAACAGGTGATATGATTGATGAGCAAAAGATAAACAGTCGATTAGGAATGTGGGCTGATAATCTAAAGGACACCTTAGAGCTTGCTTTTACTTGGATGGCTGAAATGGCTGACATAAGCGCAGAAAAGATAGATATAATAATAAACAAAGACTTTGCTGCAAACGCATTATCTCATTTGGAAATGGACGCTTTGAATAAGATGTATCTGACAGAGGTTATTTCTAAACAGACATACATTAACGAAGCGAAGCGCAGAAACATTTTATCAGAGGAAGTTACCTTTGACGATGAGCAAGACTTTATGATGCAAGAGCCTATGGATGAACCTGATAATGTAGAAACGCAAGATGGCGATAACCGATGATATTCTTGACGATACTTTACGTCATGCCCATTACTTAGAAAGATATAAATCAGGCGTAGTTAACAAAATTGTCGGTTTGCTCAACAATGGCAACGATAAATATTACGCTCAAATCTATCGCTCTAAGCTAGAAAACCTCAATCGCAGAGATGTGGATAAGCTACTTGTCAGGCTAAAGAAGTCTATTAAACAAGGATATGAACCAGTTATCGAGTTGCTTGACGGTGAGATCAGGGATTTAGGTCAGGCCGAAAGCATATGGCAAAAGAAGATTATCGATGGATTAGTACCTATCGAGCTAGATTGGGAAGCACCAAGCGAAGAACAGATCTATGCATCGGTTAAAGCTAGGCCATTCGAAGGGCTTTTATTAAAGGATTGGTATAAAGGCTTAGAGGATGGAGCGTTTAGACGTATCAAGCAAAACATTATGCAGGGCTATGTCGAAGGGCAAACGACAGATCAGATCGTTAGGAATATTAGAGATATATCAGAGGGTCGAACTCGAAGGGCAGCAGAAACGGCTGTTAGAACGGCTTTAGCTCATACATCGAACATTGCTCGAAACGAAAGCTATCGCAGAAATAAGCGTGTAATTAAGGCGATTGAGTGGGTGGCAACCCTAGACAATAGAACGACAGCCGTTTGTCGGGCAAGAGATGGAAAGACTTATCCATATAACAAAGGGCCTCGGCCTCCTGCCCATGCAGGGTGCAGATCGACAACTATTCCAGTGCTTAAATCACTTAGGCAGCTAGGAATTAAGGCTGATGAAGTGCCACTTAAATCAACTAGGGCATCGATGAACGGTCAAGTTTCAGACGAGCTAAACTATGATGGATGGCTTCGTAAGCAACCAGTAGAGTTTCAAGATGATGTTTTAGGCGTACAAAAGGGTAGATTGTTCCGTAAAGGTTTAACGATGGAGCGATTTGTCGATAAGGAAGGTCGAGAGTTTACGCTCAAAGAGCTTGAATCACGCGAAGCAGAGATATGGAAAAAGGTTTATGGCAGTGATGTTAAAGCTAAAGCCAAGCCAAGAAAGCCACCAGAGAAACCTAATTTAGATCTTACTCCAATAATGACTACTAAAGCATTTGGACGGGATCAGCTTAATGCAAAATTAAATAGGTTACTTACGCCTTTAACTGCCAGAGTTGCTAATAAACTTCCGAAACCTTCACAAATAGTAGGCGCTCCAAAAAAAGGCGTTTACAGAACTAGTAAAAGAATAATTGAGTCTGGTTTGTCGCGAGATACTATTGCCCACGAATATGGGCATCACGTTGATGCAATGATGCAAGTCAATCCAGAGACAGGACTAGGAACTACAACAACAGGTTTTTGGTCTTCTCAAGGATTAAAAGAAGCATGGGAAAAAGATCGTGCAGGATTAGGTGTTTATAGGGTTAAAGCGGATAAGAAAAACAAACGCTTATTACAAATAAAAGATGATTTATTTACTACGACAACAGTGACTAAAACAATGCCATCGGGAGCATCTTACGAAACTACTCAGCGTGATTTAAACTTTGATGGGGCTGATAATCTTTCCGACATTGTAGATAGTTTTGTAAAAGGCGACTTTAGAAGAAACTATAATACCTTTGGACACTCAAAATCGTATTGGAAGTATGGGCCAAACGGAAGAATAGAGGCATTTGCTAACCTCTATGCAATACAAAACCGCCCAGAAGCAGCCGCATACGCAAAGAAGAATTTCCCCAATCTTTATAGGGAGTTTATTAAAAAACTGGAGGAAGTAGATGCTAGTCCTTAATGACGTTTTAGAAATGTATATGAAAAAGTTTAATATAGATGAAGAGCCAATTTTACCGATGGGATCAGCCGAGGATGCTATAGAAATGTTAATGATTGCTATCGATACTAATAAAAAACTTACATTTGAATGGGATAATTTAGATCCAAAGGATTATAAACTATAGATTATTAAGATCCGTACCAATCTTAGTAATTTAGACAGGAATTAACCTGTTAAGCGAAACGGTACAGCGCAAAGGAAACCATATCATGGCAGAAGAAGCACAAGCAGTAGAAGAAACACAGGTCGAAACGGAAACTGTAGACAATCGAGATGAGTTAATAGCTGATCTCAATAAGCAGCTTAAAGAAACTAACCAGAAGCTAGTCGATTCGAACGAGGAGGCTATGCGTAGACGCAAGACAAATGAGCGTCTGAAGTTAGAGGTCGAGACTTTACAAAATAAGCCAGTTGAACAGGCCGACAGTAGTAATGAGGCAATAATAGCGCAGATCAAATCGCAGTACGAAGAGAAGCTACAAGCAGAGCAATCTATTCGTCAGGATCTTGTAAAACGAAACGCTATGAATGAGTTAAAATCAGAATTAGCATCACAAAATATTGTATCGGACGGACTAGAACCCTTATCGCTCTTAGCAAAAGAAAGAATTGGGTTTGACGAGAATGGAAATATTCGTATAATGTCGTCAGATAAGTCTAAACCCCTCGCAGGATCGGGTGGCGATGGTTACGCAACTATTGCGGATCTAGCTAAAGAACTTGCAGCGTCAGGAACAGGTCAGCTTTTTGTTAAGGATGGCGGTGTTTCAGGAGGTGGTAAACCTCCAGCGAGTTCAGGCGGCAAGTCTGGCGTTAAATCGGTGACGCGCTCACAATTCAATTCAATGGGTCAAAGAGAACGCTCACTATTCTTCAAAGATGGCGGCAAGGTCGTTAATGGCTAACCGTTAAACAGAAAGGAAAATGTTATGGCTAATACCCTAACAGATCTGGCGGCTGACATTTATAGAGCTGCTGACATTGTAGGCCGAGAACTAACAGGCTTTATTCCTGCTTCAACAGTGAACGCAGGATCAGAAGAAGCTGCTGTCGGGCAGAACGTGCGATCATTCGCTACTCCTGCTGCTTCAGCGGTTACAATCGCACCAAGTATGACTATTCCAGAAGGAACAGATCAAACACTAACTAACAAAACGCTGACAATATCTAATCAGCGTGGTGTTCAGATCCCATACACTGGTGAAGATGTACGCTTCTTAGATGGTGGCGCAGGATACGAAACAGTATATGGCGCTCAAATTCAACAAGCGATGCGAACACTTGTGAACGAAATGGAAGCTGATCTAGCTGAAGAAGCATATAAAAACGCTTCTCGTGCAGTTGGTACAGCAGGAACAACTCCATTCGGTTCGAACTTCAACACAGTTGCAGAAGCTCGTCAAATCTTGGCAGATAACGGAATGCCAACAAATGACGGTCTGATCAGCTTGGTTGTAAACACAAGTGCAGGAGTTAACCTTCGTAACTTAGCAACACTTACTCAAGTAAACACAGCAGGAAGTGATGATCCTCTTCGCAGAGGTGAACTACTTAACTTGCAAGGTGTTTCACTAAAAGAAAGTAGCCAAGTGCAGAGCCACACCAAAGGCACAGGTACATCTTACCTTGTCAACAATGCTTCAGCAGCAATCGGTGATACTACAATCCCTGCTGATGGTGGTTCAGGTACAATCGTTGCAGGAGATGTAATTACAATCGCAGGCGATACAAACGCTTATGTTGTAAACACTGCTCTCGCAGGAGGTAACTTGGTTGTAGGTGATACTGGTCTAAGAGTGGCAGTTGCAGATAACGCAGCGATCACAGTAGGCAATAACTACACTGCTAACGTTATGATGCACCAAGCAGGAATGGAGCTTGCAATGAGAGCGCCTGCTAAACCAACAGGTGGCGATGCTGCCGAGGACATCATGGTAGTTCAAGATCCACAAACTGGAATGGTCTTTGAGGTTGCTGTTTATAAAGGCTTCAACAAAGCAATGATCCAAGTTGGTGCAGTCTGGGGTGTCAAAGCATGGAACTCAGACGCAATCGCGGTTCTTATGGGTTAATAGATTAGGGGCGAAAGCCCCTTTTCTGCCCCATCTTCTTAGGTCACGCACTGTTTAGGTGGGGCAACAATTAACAGGAGATTGATATGCCAAAAGGAATCGGTACTTACGGAACTAAAAAGGGTCGTCCACCAAAGAAAAAGGGTGGTAAAAAAAAGTAATGGCAATAGGCGTTAAACATTACTTGCGAGATGGAACTGTTTTTAAGGGTAATTCTCACAGGATGCCAAACGGTCAGATCCATTCTGGAAAGACGCATGGTAAAACAAGCAAACGCTTATATCACTTTTCACAGTTAAGTATGACAGCCAAGAAGAAGGCTAGAAAGAGATAACAGTGCCTAAAAGACGTAAATCAACCGTAAACGCAGCAGGGAACTATACAAAGCCTAAAATGCGTAAACAGTTATTTTACTCTATTAAGCGTGGATCAAAAGGTGGTCGTGCAGGGCAATGGAGCGCTAGAAAGGCTCAAATGTTAGCTAGACGATATAAAGCAGCAGGAGGAGGGTACAGATAGATGGCTCTCAAGAAGTCGCAAATATCGCTTAGAAAATGGACAGGCCAGAAATGGGATTACACAGGCAAGAAAAAGAAAAGTCGTTATTTACCAAAGGCTGTAAGAGATAGCTTAACTCCTGCACAGAAAGCAGCAGGATCAAGAGCAAAGAATAAGGCCACTAAATCAGGTAAACAATCGGCTAAATATACTAAAACAGAACGCAGAGCATTAAGGCGACTAAGATGAGCAAGCGAGATCCGAGAATAAAAAGGTTGGGTGTCGCAGGATATAACAAGCCAAAGAAAACGCCAAGTCACTCGACTAAAAGCCATGTTGTATTAGCAAAAGTCGGAGATAAGGTTAAAACGATTAGATTTGGTCAGCAGGGTGTTAAGGGCGCAGGAAAAAACCCTCGAACTGCTGAACAGAAAGCTAGGAGAAAGTCTTTCTTAGCTAGACATAGAAAGAACATCCAGAAAGGTCGAATGAGTGCGGCTTTTTGGGCGGCAAAAGTTAAATGGTGATAAAATGAATCTTATTAAAATTAAGCATAAAGGCTCAAAAGTTGGATGGGCGCTAATCAACGAGATAGATTTCGACAGCAAGAAACACGAGCGCTTCGAAGGCGAACCAAAGCGAGCAAGGAATGATAAAGGTCAACTCATAGCAGATGATCCAAAAACTGAAGTAAACGAAGCGTGGGAAGGCGGCAAAGCCCCTAAAAAGCCTGCGAAAAAGAAAGCGTCTACGAAGAAGGGTTAAGATATGGCGATAGTAACAACAGTAGGCGATGCGACAGCAAACAGCTATATCACTGTGGCTGAATACGAGGCTTTCTGGACGGAGAGAAACGTAAATCTTGCTCACTCTGCAGCAACAAAAGAAGCTGAACTCGTCAAAGCGGCTGATTATATAAATAGAAGTTATACTTTTGTCGGTGAGCAACAATATCGCTATCAGGCGATGGCATGGCCTCGTTTGACAGGTATTTATCTGGTTAAAGATTGGCCTATCGATCCCGATACTGTTCCACAGGATATAAAGGATGCTCAAGCAGAGTTAGCCTATATTATTAATCAGGGAACAAACGTATTTGCCACGGTAGAGGGTGGTGCAAAGGTTCGAGAGAAGAACAAAGCAGGGCCAGTAGAAACCGAAGTAGAATTTACAAACTTTAGAGAAACGCCTCGATTTGTAGTCATTGAGGGATTGCTTTCGCCATATACAATTTATGGTGGCGCTCAACTTAAAATGGTTCGCGCATGAGTACAACAGTCACAGCAATCGCGGATGCAGCCTTCGATGCCGTTGATTTAGCGGTAACGGATGTTATCTTTGATGCGACAGTGGCTTACGAAACGCAAGGAGCTTATGATCCTGCAACAGGTACTTATTCAGTAACAACAACAACTCTCACAGGCAGAGCTTTATTTGATACCGATACTCCTGCCAGAGATATATTTCCCGATGCTATTATTGGCTCTAATCGTCAGCTAGTTTTGTTCGAGGGTTTTACTGAGATTATCAAAGAGGGCTACAAGCTAACTATTTCGTCTATTGATTATGAAATAAAGGCAGCGCAGAAAATTGTCGGATCTGTCTCTGTTCAATATGGGGTGGCCTTGCAGAAATGAGTTATAAGAATTTTGAGATAAAGCTAAATAAAGATTTAGTCGATACCGATGAAAAGATCGAGGACGTTATCTCATTGATTGCTATGGATAGTTTGCGAGGTATCGTTAAGAAGTCACCTGTCGATACTGGTCGATTTAGAGGTAACTGGATCGTCAGCAAGAATAGAATGAACCCTGCAAAGGTTAATACATCCGATAAGACAGGAACATCATCTATTACTCGCGGCACACAAACAATCGAGACTTTTGAATATAAGAAAGATAAATCAATTATTATTCAAAATAATCTGCCTTATGCAAATAGGTTAGAAAATGGATGGTCTAGGCAAGCTCCGAAAGGTATGGTTGCACTAACGTTAGCCGAAATGCGAACCAAATATAGGAACGTGCTAATATGACTTATGCACTAGAGCGCAGAGCGATTGAGACATATTTAAGCACCCAATGGGGAACAACGACTCCAATAGGTTTCGATGGACATGAGTTTACGCCTTCTTTTAATAGTATCCGAGTTTCAATAGAAAATGGTTTAACTATGCAGGGATCTATTGGTGCAAATACTAATAGAATAGATTATACTGGCATCGTAACTATCCAGATCTTTACAGAGAACGGCAAGGGATCGGAGACTTGGAGAGGTTACGCAGAAACATTAGACGGTATTTTTTTTGATAAAAGGATTGCGAATACGGGTGCAATAGCGACTACAAACGAATTTATCAGATTCTCACCAGATCAACAGCACCCATATATTTCTGGAGAAGTTTCTGATATACCATTTAACATTGCAACTTTTG